CACTGGGACACCAAGAATGAGATGACGTGCCGGATCTGCCGGGATAAAATGCTACCCAAGATCCAGGCACAACAACAAGATACTGCGCAAATAAGCCAAAACGCGCAAACAGCGCGAAACTAACTACTATTTTCTTCTCCCCTGAACCTAATCCATGTCAAACCGACTCATCCGGCGGCGGAAAGCCGTTATCGCCGGATGTATTTTTACTGCTGTCGCGGCACTCCTCCTGGTTCAAGGCGGGCAGGCGGCGTCACTCTCTTACAACGTTCAGGCGTCAGGAGATCACCTGTTCGTTGCGGGAGATCTCTCCTGGATGGCGGGATCAGTTGATCTCGGCACCGTCCCGCCCCTGACCTGTGGGGGTGAAGTCCTGCAGGGCGGGCATGCAGTCAGGGTGATGTCTACCGGCCCGAGCTCATACTCACATACCGGGACGTTGGACGCGAGTGACCTCATGCTGTTCCAACAGGTCACCGAAGCCACGGCGATCAACGGGGTATACCGTGACGGTCTGTTCATTGACGGGTGCGGTGCACCGTGGTCAGAATCCGCCTGTGGACCCATGCCGACAGAGGGTGAGGTAGACTCGTTCGCCCCATACTGTTCCGGTGCCTCGATCCAATCGTCAGCGATGGGAAGGAACCTGAACGTTCAGAGCCAGGGCGCGATTGTGCAGGCAGGTACTGACTTCCCCGACAGCATGGCTGCAGGTATCCGGATATCCGGTGACGGTATGGCAAAGATCCAGATGAGGAGCTACAACATCGCCGGTCTTGCCGGGAACACCAGCGAGATCGGGTACATCAACAGCATGAACCAGCGGGCGATGGCCGGCGGGAAAGCGTTTGCATTGCAGGCCGGGTTCGAGTGGACCTCGTTCGCCGGTCTGTTCGCTGAACCCGAACCTGCAGAAGAGGACCTCCCGGCGGAGACCGGGTGACCAACTCCTAAATAAATTTTGGAGACAACCACAATGTTTGAAATTCCGCCTGCGATCATGGAGAGCCTTTGGGCGCTACTCCTTGCACTTGTCGCGGCAGTGATCGCGTACCTTGAAAAATCGAAGAAAGATGAAATTATCGCATTCATGGACCCGACGGATACGACCACGCTGTCCGCTCCGGAGGGCCTCCCTGCTGTGACCTACACGATGGGGACAGAGGAGAAGGCGAAGATCCTAGCCGGCAAATCGGCTGCAGATACCCAGGCGATCCTCCAGCAGATCGCGACTGCAGAAGCCGAGAAGCTCGCGACCTACACCATCACGTACCAAGGGGGCAGCTACGAGATCGAGTACGGGTATGTAAAGCAGTCCATCATCGCTGACGCAACACGTCCGCCTCGGAAGGTCGATGAAGAGACGTTCAGATGGCTCATGGCCGGCCTGCCCGAATCAGAGGCGGCATCAGTCCGTGCACAGGTCGATGCTGCGGAGGCGCAAGGACTCCGGCAGTTCACCGTCACCACGTCCCGGTGGGTCTACATCATCGACAACGGGCTGATTGCGGATTCAAAAGGGCCCTGAACGGCCCCCGCCCCCCGGCCCTGAGAGGACAACCCGATGCGGTTCATACCCGCCCGGGGGGCATTACCCGCGTGAGTCTCACATTCACCGGGTTATCAACAACAAGAGGCCGGGATCACGTACCTCACGACCACCTTTGGGGATGATGGCACATTCTTCATGCAACCAGGTAACAGATCGATTAGGAATCCTCCTACAAACAGGCAATAGGACGGATTTTTACGGAATACAATAGGTGTATCGGGGTTCACCACCCCTCCCGGCATTATTCACAAGGAAAAGAGATGACAGATAAACCAGGTTCCTACAAAAAAGACAGCCCTTATCCGGCAAACACACCGCAATACGGCAAGTTCTGGAGACTGATCAACTTCGATGGGAAGACCCGGGACGAGGCCCTGGAGATCATGAAGACCTGGGTGCCACGCGGGAAGAACGGGTTCCACCGCAAGCCGGTCGCGATCGTTGAAGGAAAGAAGGAGACGGAGAAACGACAAGCCACCCCCACAACCTCCATCTCCCCCACCGGTCCAGTACTGGATCCGGCACCACCTCCTCCCACACAACTCACGCTCGAGCAGAAACAAGGTGACCGGATCGTCACTCTCCTGGTAGAGATTGCCCGGGCACTCACCCGGATTGCAGACCACATGGACCCGAAACCAGGGGCGACCGGGACTGTCACGCTGCAACAGCGGCCGGCCACCTCCTCCCCACAACCCCCACGGTCAGCAGAGAACGGATTGGTGACAGGCTGCAAAGTCAAACGAGTATCAACTGGAGAGTTAGGACAGGTCACCCGGATCATGCCCGGTCTGAAAGAAGTCGAAGTCCGGTTCATGCTCGGCACCAAGACATTGCCTGCTGATCAGCTCGTGGAGGCCTGAGGGGTGAGGGTCTGAATGCCCCGGAAGTGCACGATCTGTGAGCACAAGAAACGAAAAGAAATCGATTTGGCTCTCGCCGTTGATGGTGCATCATTACGTGCGATTGCGTTACAATACCATGTAGGTCACATGAGCCTGAAACGGCACATGGATAACGGGCACATCTCTCCTGCAGCAGTCACGATCAAACAGATACAAGAGATCCATAGGATCGATACCTTCCAGGAACACCATCAGGCTATACGGGACGATTTAGAGAGCCAGAAAGGACGGGCAAGGGAAGCTGAAGATGCCCGTCTCGAACTCCTGATATCCCGGGAGATCATCCGTCTCCATGACATTGACGGGAGGGCGAGCGGAGTGTACCGCGAGAAGGTGGAACATACCGGAAAGATCGAGACAGAAGTCAGCCGCATGAGCGACCAGGAGCTCCTCAAGAATGCTCGCAAAGTCCTATGAGACCCAGGTGATCGTCGCACGCGAGATCGAGAGCCGGTTCTTCATCAGCAAAGCCCGCGATGCACAGAAACCACCTGAAGGCACCTGGCAATACTGGATGCTGAAAGCAGGGAGAGGGTATGGCAAGACCCGGGTCGGTGCGGAATGGACAATCAAGATGGCCCGGGAACATCCCGGATGCCGGCTTGCCATGGTCGCACCCACATCTGCAGATGCCCGGGACGTCATGGTTGAGGGCGAGAGCGGCGTACTCACCATCAGCCCTCCCGGGTTCAGACCACTCTACGAACCGAGTAAGAGGCGGTTGACCTGGCCGAACGGATCGATCGCACTCCTCTTCTCAGCTGAGGAACCAGACAGGTTACGTGGTCCTCAACATCATTTCGCATGGTGTGACGAGCTGGCAAGTTGGAAGTATCCTGCGACCTGGGACATGCTCCTCTTCGGGCTCCGGCTCGGGCAGAACCCCCAGGCTGTGATCACTACCACACCCCGGCCGGTAAAGATTGTTCGTGAGCTGATCAAAGATCCCCGGTGCGTGGTCACCACCGGCACCACCTGGGAGAACAAAGAGAACCTGGCCCCGGCGTTCATCGACTCGATTGTCAAGAAATATGAGGGTACCCGGCTCGGCAGGCAGGAACTCAACGCGGAGGTCCTGGACGATAACCCCGGCGCACTCTGGCAACGTGACGTGATCGAGAACCTCCGTGTCACATCGCACCCGGTCCTCATCAGGGTCGTGGTCGGTGTGGACCCGGCGGTCTCTTCCGGTGACGAGTCCGCGGAGACCGGGATCATCGGTGCCGGTATCGCAGCTGACGGGCAGGTGTATGTCCTCGACGATGCATCACTTCACGGCAGCCCGCTGGATTGGGCCCGGGCGGTGGTCCGGTCGTTCCACCGTCATAAAGCCGACCGGGTGATCGGGGAAGTCAACAACGGCGGTGACTTGGTAGAGGTCAACCTCCGCACCGTTGACAGGTCGATCCCGTTCCGGGCGGTCCATGCATCGAGAGGGAAACTGATTAGGGCTGAACCAATCGCGGCACTCTACGAGCAGGGGAAGGTCCACCATGTCGGCACGTTCCCCCAACTGGAAGACCAGATGACGGAGTGGGTGCCCGGGGAGAAGTCTCCCGACCGTATGGATGCCCTGGTATGGGCGATCACCGAACTGACAGCACGAGCACCGATTGAGGGGAGACGGTTCCCGATAGGTGGGGCCACAAGGAGTTGATTATGAGTATCAGAAGCGAACTATCCAGAATCATTGCCGGGAAACCGAAACAACCGGCGGATCCCGTCACAAAAGGCGGGACATCGACTGAAGACAAGAACCCGTATGCCCGGATCGGTGTCGGTGGAAAAGGTGGCCGCCGGCAATCGATCCAGCGGTTCATGAAGGCATACAAGAGGGGCGGCCCGTATGCCGATATGGTGGATGCATACCACCTGTTCACGCTGGCACCCGGGTATGAGTTCAAATGCGAGGTCAAAGATCAGGGACTGAAAGACCAGGTGGTCGCATGGTGTGACCAGGAACACGTCGACCTTGACTTCATCATGCAGCAGGGTATCCTCTCTGCGAAACTTGCAGGTGACTCATACCAGGAGATCGTCCCGACCCAGGACGGGAAAGATATATGGGGCGTGATCACCCGCGACCCGTCCATGTTCGAGAAGGTTGTTGATAAATACGACGTGGTTCAGGGCTACATCCAGTATACCCAGGAGAACCTGGTTGAACGCCCCACCGAGATTGAGAAAACCAGGATCCTCAACCTGATGATCGACTGTATCCCCGGCAGCACATATGGGCAGAGTGTCTGGGACCGGGCGGAAGACAACATCAACCAGGACTGTGACATCATCGAGAGTGCCACGAAAGCCATGCACCGGCACGGCACACCGAAGACTGCATGGCAACTCGGGAGCGAAGAGAACCGGGCATCTGATACCGACATCAAGACGTTCAGGAAAGAAGTCGAAGAGATGAACGCGAAGACTGATTTTGTTGTCACTCACGATACCAAACCGGTCGCGATGGATACCGAAGGAATCAATAATGTTGATGTCTACTCGAACGTCAGCCTCCAGCGGACGGCCTGCGCTCTCGGTGTTCCGGAAGAGATGGCCGGGCTCGGAAGAGGCAGCACCGAAGCCACGGCAACAGTCCGGATGGACTCGTTCCTCAAACGGATCACCGCTATCCAGCAGGTCGTGGCCCGGACCTATTCCCGGGGTCTCATTGACCGGATCACCGGGCAGCCGGGGAGGGTATGGATCGAGTTCAACAGTGTCAGTCCTGAAGACTGGGTCAAGGTTGCAGAAGGGATCGCGAAGCTCAGGAGCGGTATCGACCCGGACGCGGTAATCGACGCGAACGAATCCCGGGAGAAGGTAGGATTACCCCCCCGTAAAGAAGAACCGGCCACAGAACCGCAGGAGAGCCTTGATTAATGGCGATACAACGGCATCTCTCAAAGAAAGCAAGGCGTGACCCTACCGGATCAATCCAATGGGAACAGAAATACCAGAACGGGATCACGCCACTGATCAACAATTTCAAAGGCAAACTGATCAAGGAGTTCACCCGGGCCTGGGAGGGGAGACAGCTGGAGGTCGGGAAGCTCGACCCGTCAAAGTTCTATCCCCGTGTTGATGAACTGGCTGAGGAAGAGATCCGGAAACCTGCCGGGAAAGTGATCCAGAAAGTTATCCCTCGAGCGTTTGACCAGGGTCAGCTGTTCGCCGGTATCGTGCTCGGCGCACCGCTCGAAGAACGGCAACGGGCATGGTCCCTGATCAAGATCCTGATTGAAACCAACGAGAGCGAGTTTAAGGGATTCTCTGATGACAGCGCCCGCCGTGTGAAACGGATCATCGGTGACGGCGTCCTGAACGAGCGGACACAGGGCCAGATCATCAAGGACATCCAGAAAGAAGTCGAGATGAGCCAGGCCCGGGCAACCCGGATCATCCGCACAGAGACCATGCACGCCGTGAATACCGGTGTCATGGACCGATACAAACGGGCCGGGATCGAATCATCAGGACATGGTAAAATCCCTCCGATTCATCCCGGGTGCCGGTGCACTGCAGTAGTTGAACGGCGTGACGGTGAGATGGTGATCGTCTGGCTGGCAGCCGCTGACGAAAGGGTATGTCCGGAATGCATGGACCTGGACGGTACGGTGATCTGATGAAAGTGAAGGAGGAAAAGATGGCAGGCAAACAACCAAGACCAACAGGTGACGGGGAAGGCACCACTGCCCCCGCCCGCCCGATGGCAGTACGGGAGATCACGATCGAGGACCGGATCGAAGCGTTGACCCTGCGGGTGGAGACGCTGGAAGACCGGATCAGCAAACATGAACGGTACCACTTCGGGAAGCAGGGGTAAACCATGACATCCGGCGTCACGTTCACACCGGCGGAGATCGCGTATCTGGAACGGCACCGAGACGAATGGCCCTCTGTCCTTGCGTACCAACTAAACTCTCTTTTTGGGTCACGTCACACTGAACGCGGTGTCAGGGCCCGGTTGAAACGGTTGAAACTTTCTACTTCTGGGTAAATGTAAATATAATTTTGCCCGCCCTATATTATTATGCCAACCGTACGGGCACGGATACGTCAAGGTGAAACGGTCCGCAGGCACTCAAACAAGTATGGTCCGGGCATCACACCGCGATATCTCACTTCAGGCGAAGTCGGAGATATAGAGTTTGATACCTCACTTTTCACAGAGAGCCAGGCAACCGAGTGGCTGACCAGCCACGACTATTCTCATTATACCCTCTCTGCCGGAGAAGACAACGACCAACCAACCGATGAGAACAAGCACCACCGGTTCCTCGCCATCGAACTGACCCCCACGTCTGATATCCAGGACATGGACGGCGGGCTGCTCGTTCCCGGCGTGAAACTGTTGGCACCGGGCACCTGGACCGATTCGACCCAGAAGACCCCGTGCCGGTACACCTCGGATGTCCTGCAGAGGTTTGCAGGAAACTGGACGGACATGTCATACTGGAGCAGGCACATCGGCGGCACTCCTCGCGACATCACGGACAGGATCGCAGACATCCGCAACATCAGATACCAGGACGGCGTGATTGCCGATCTGTTCTTCCATGGCGCGACCACCAAGAGCCAGGACTCGATATCACTCCTGAAAGCGGCATCAGCGGGTAAAGTCCCGTGGCCTTACTCGTCAGTCGAGATGATGACCCGCGACAAATGGATCATCTCCGAGAAACTGTATGAAGCGCAGGAAGTCCTCTTCGATGGCGCGGCGATGGTCAACCAGGGCGCATGCCGGGTCTGCAAGATCCGGAATAACGAATGGATCCAGGTAGACCCGCAGGACGAAGCGATCCAGAGGAAGGAAGCAGAACCACCGGCACCAGAGCTGGAAATTATCAAGGATGATACTATGGACAACAAAGAACTCGAAGCAAAGGTCGAGACTCTGACGAAAGAGCTCGCAGACCTGAAGAAAGCCCCCGAGCCCGTGAAAGCGGAGATCCCGAAGGAGCTTACGGAATCGATCAGCACAGTGACGGCGACCGTAGCGGACGCCCTCAAGCGGCTGGAAAAGCTGGAGAAAGCACCCGCTGACCCGAAGACGTCCGGGACGTCCGACTCCCGAGAACTCGCGGCACCCGAGTATTACGTGCCCGTCGACCGGAAAGCCGGTACAGTAGGTGAGTAACATGACAGCAACCACCCCGGTCGCATTCGACCCGGACCCGATACATCTCGGGCTTACCATGACATTCAAGGCCGCGAGCGCTATCCTTGCAGGCCAGATTGTAGCATACGCAGCATCAGGAGACAGCAGGACTGTAGCCCCGGCAACCAGTTCGCTTGGTCAGTGTGTCGGTGTTGCCGCACACAGTCAGGCAACAACCGGCGGGGATGTGACCGTCCTCATGCAGGGCTGTGTCTGTAAGATCATGCTCTCTGCAGACGATGGCACCGCAGATGCAGGAGACTGGATCGGAGTCTCAACCGTTGCAGGTATGGGAATCGTCCGCGACCCGGCAATCCATGCACACGACGTGGTTGTCGGGCTTGGGATGGCAATCGGATACGCAATTGACGACATCTCGGCGGGCGCTGCCACTGTCGGCGGGACAGGGTATATCGTAGTGAATCCGTCGCCGGTGTGGACCGCAGCTTCCTGAGGTGACCAAGAATGACACAACTACTCGTAAAGGCCCTTGAGGCCGCAGTCGCCGGACCCGCCGAGCAGAAACAGCTCCAGGCCCGCCTGGTTGCCCGGGACATCCCCCTTGTTGAGAAACAGCTCGGGTATACCTACGTGGTCCAGGGTGAAGACGGCAAACTGCACAAGGCCCGGGAGCTCCTGCTCTCTGAAGCTGTCGAGACCGGGACACTCGTGCAGACGGAGATATACCGGACCGTTCTCGAAGGAAGCGAACCGGCAAAATGTTTCCGCAACGCCGTTCCCGTGTTCAAGATGAACTCGAACGTCATGCAGATCAATGTCGGTGAGACCGGGACCTATGCCCCGTTCGTTGCTGAAGGAAGCGAGATCCCGATCAACACGCAGGACTATACCGCTCGCACCTGGACCTCCAAGAAGTTCGGTGAGCGGCCAACAATCACCCGCGAGATGGTCGAAGACGCGCTCTTCTCGGTTGTCGAGCTGGAAGTCAGGAAGACCGGGCTCCGGATTGAGAACACGCTCAACCAGTGGATGCTCCAGGTCCTCATTGAGAACGCCGGGAACGAGCATGATATCGCTGCTGCTGCCGGCAGTGTTGCCGGTGTCAAAGCCGTGATGGCTGCCCGTCAGCTCAACTCGGCGGACGGGTTCATCAGTGATACCGTCGTGTATCACCCGGCAATGGCCAACTACCTGTATGGCGATTTCGTGCCCGGGTATA